AGCGTCTATATCAATGACATCACCTACTTGGGCATTTGCGGCTTCGATGATGTCAACAAACTCACTCCAATCCCCAGGATAGTCTAAATCCCAGAGATTTACATAAGTTTCAATGATTTTATCCTTAGCTTCTTGAAGGCTTCTGGCTGTAATTTTCTCAACCCAGACGCTATCACTGGTGCTAAAAGGAACTACGTATGTGTTCATTCACAAACTTCGTCAAAGTTTTCAACAATGTCAATCATCTCATTATCGAGAACATCCCAGACTTGGTCGAATATGGTTTGTGGCATCTTTTCGTAATAGGCATAAGCAATACTGCCGGCCATAGCTGCAATAGTATCACTATCTCCACCCATAGAAATAGCTAGTTTTAAACAATCCTCGTAGTCTTTAGACTCAAGAAATGCAAGTAAAGCAATAGGAACACTGCCTTGACAAGTAGAATCGAAATGATATTCTGGACGAATCTCATCCAAAGTCTTAGATGCATACTCTGGATAATATTTATTGAGAATGTCTCTCACAGAATTTTTAGTCCGAAGTTTCTGTTTCATTACGTATATTGCCAATGCAATAGCTTGAGCACCTTTCACTCCCTCTGGGTCATTATGAGAACACAGAGCAGAGTTCTTAGCGAGTTCAAGACACTCCTCAGCACTTTTAGCTGCATAGCCACAAGGACTTACACGCATTGCCGAACCATTACCATAGCTTCCATAAGGAACAGGATTATCAATCCATTTACGGAACATTCCACCATATCCTCTGTTGGGATATTTCTTACACATTTCTTGGATGCACTCTCCAAATTGCTCTGGAGTAGGATTTCCGTACTTTAGAATAGCATTTGCTACTCCAATAGTACATACAGTATCGTCTGTAAAACCATTACCTGTTCTTACTAAACGAACCACTTCATACAGTTTAGTTCTTCCGAACTTTGCTTCATAGGAGGAACCGCAGACATCACCTGCAATTGCTCCAAATAGTACATAGTCTATTATCATTGGTAGCTGACTGAGTTTTTAATAGTTATTTCTTCGTTGTAAAAGTTGAATCCTTCTGGAGTTCCAAAACTTGCCACTGAAAATGACCTGTCTATTGCTCCTTCGTAGATTTCATCATCTTCAGCTTCTTTAGATACCTTGACAATCATTCCTTTAAAACCTCCACCTACTGGCTCTATTGCAAGAACGATATAGTCATAGCCATTGCTTGCGTATCTGAGAAGGCACGGATAAGGGAGTGTCTCAGACGTCATAGGAAACATGATTTTCTCTCTTTCTGTTTTAGGAGTATGCTTAATCATAATTCAATTATTTTAATTGGATTTAAGTTAAATGAACTTGGGGTTATTTGTACTTTATCTTTTGTAAGAATCACGTTCTTACTTAAAGATTCGGGTGGATAAAGATAAGTAGGAATCTTAGAAGTTTCCAGATACTTAGAGAAATGGGCTCCGAAAGCAATGTTTTCCATACCTTCTGTGAGTACTTTCTCTTCAAGATACTCGAATACTCCCTCATCAATTCCACTATCACTACGTCCAGAAGGCATCAACGGCAACAGAACATGATATTTTACATCACTTCCATAGCGTTTCCATTCATTAACAAAATAGTCAACGGATTCCTTGTTGGAAATAATATGGTGAATATTTACATTTGTGTCACCCATCGTAATGAGATTGCAAATAGCCATATCAGCATATTTACGCAACTCTCTATTTCCTAAACTTACAGCAACTCCGCCTACGAAGTTACGAGTATATTCAAGCAACTCTCGATTAGTGGCCCTAGACAACGTAATGCCATTAGTAGTATAATTAGGAACTACTCCTGTATTATACACTGTCTCTAAGAACTTACAAAAGTCTGGATGAATAGTAGGCTCGCCAGTAGAACCAATAGCAATTTGAAATGGCTTATCAGTAATAGTGACGTGATTAGCCTTTTCTTCTTTATAAAGACTCATCCACTTTACCCATGTTTCGCATATATCAGGATAGTTAATTCCTTTATGTGAAGCACTTACGTAACAGAATGGACATTCTGCATTACAAAGAGTGTTAATACCCACATCGTAGAACTCTGCTTTATCAGCCGGAAGTTCTTTTGCAACTCCTTCACCAAGTCTAATAGTCTTTAAATTTGGAGACCAAATTGCATTATAATTGTAGTCTGGAAACACTCTTCTTTTCAAACCCCAATGGTTAAAATCTTTCATCTTTTAATTGTTTTTTAGTTTCTTTCGTTTTCTGGAAGTTCTTTCCATTCAGAATAAGATACAACTTCTATCACTCTTTTGGTTTCTGGGTCAATGCGACAATAACTGTCACAAGTTACCACTTCAAGGTTATTAAGTAACCAATTGATTGTGGCTCTTCTGCTGTGGTCTATATCAACCCACACGAATTTTTCCAACTCTTCAAGAGATTCTTTAAATTGTAAAGAGAAGACTTCCTTGGTGAATAAATCCCGCTTGTTTTCAGGTATATATTCATTCTTATCTTCGTTGTAATAATCATCAAAAGTCTTTATCTCCAATTCCCCGCCCATACCGGATGAAGAATCGTACTTGGCTCTTTCTTCGTCAGATAGTTTCTCCCACTCATCCCAATCGCCATCAAAATAGTTCTTGTTTGCAACTTGCTCAATTAGATTTACTAAATCATTGACTGGAGTAGTTGCCTTAACTACGAATACCTCTGAACTAGAGTTCGTAATAATGTCTGAAACAGACTGTAATTTAATTCCTAATCGCATCTTTCTACTGTATAATTTTCTTCTCCGAACTTATCTTTGAGAATAGCCTTAACTCCTACTTCAAAGAATGTATCACATTCTATTCCATAAGGAAGACTTAATTCACAGACAAATCCTTCAAATCCTTCTTCATTCTCATGATAATATTCAGTCTCGTCACTAATAACAGGACTTAGTTCCCAGTCATGAGAAGGGAAAAGGTCCTTTAGCGCGTTATATATTTCATCATGTAGGACTTTGTCCTTAGTATCTATTCTAAGAAATGTTTCAGAACTCGAATTTGTAATAAGGTCAGAAATTGATTGAATTTTAAGTGTAATTTTTAATTTCATATTAGTGTCGGCTTTCTTGCCATAAACAATCACCTCTCGCATCGCCTAATACGTCTTCACAGCCACTGAAATGGTCTTCAATGTCAACAACATATAGTCCTTCAAGTTCATCCATACGAGGAAGAATATACAAGTCAACAAATGCTTGCCAATCCTCGTAACTGAGACAGTCGTATGGTTCCTCTATATCAAGGTAGCCACATATAAGGTCAGCTTCCCAATAGTTATTGCGAATCCATTTCTCAGTTACCATATATACACTGATACACCCATCAGCATCTAATGAATCATAGTGATTAGCATCACGTTCGTTCATTAAGAAGGTTTCAGAAGATGAATTAGTGATAATATCAGAGATGCTCTGTATTTTTGTTAAAAATTTCATACTCTAATCTTTTTGAATTTACCACATTTTTTACATAAAAAAGTGATTTCTACCCAAGTGGGACATTTATCAGTCCCGCTCCAGTATAATTCACTCTGTTTTACTTGTTCCCATTCATGGCAGCATAGGAATTTCTTTTTAAACGCTTCTACTAAGTCTTTAAACATATCAATAACGATAGTCAGCACTGTATAGAGTATCTAAGGAGTTCAGAGCTTTGGCAGCCATTTCAGCGTCCTTATTGTCTAATCCGTCCTTAACTCTAATGTTCAATTCTTCAAGAGCTGGGAAAGAGTCCCAGGCATCGCCATTTTGTTCTACACAATATTCTCCGTATGTCTGTGCTCCATTCTCAATTGCAACTCTTTTTACTTCATCAAAAATATATTCAAGTGCTTTAGACTTACTTTCACTCCAATCTCCTGCATCCCAGCCGTCAGAGTAAATTTTTTCAAGAGATTTAGCATAATCATTATCCCCGTCCTTGATATAATTTTTGATGTAGTCATAGTATGCGTCCTCCCATTTATCATCGAACTTAGTGTCGAATACAAATAGGTCAGAGAACATAAGAGTACTTCCTACCGATGCAAGTAAAGAATCCACAATATTCCTGATAATACATTCTGCATTGTCATTCAATACTGTAAATGTTTCAGTGGAACTGTTAGTAATTAAATCTGTAATAGATTGAATTTTGATTTTCATTTTATCCTAAATGATAACGGTTAATATTTGAATAATCTAGACTTTCTATAAACTCCATTACCCATCCCGGTATGCTGTTATCTGTTACTGACTCGATGACTAAGTCTCCTCTTTTTATTTTAATGTGTCTGTAAAAATCATAGGTCATATCATTTGATGCTACCCAAGTTTTGTATAATTCGCTCGGAACTAATCCGGCAGCGGTTACTACTTTATCAATCAATTCTTCTATTTCCTGATTTTTACTTTTTTGATTGTGAACTACAAACAACTCACTCGAGCTATTTGTTATCACATCTGATATTGACTGCGTCCTCAAGATTACTATCATCATCTAAAAGTGTTTGTAAGTTATTAATTTCTCTTTGGTGATAGTCTATTTCGTCCTCTAAATCCATAATTATAAGATTATGTTCAAGGATTTGGCTCTCTATCACTTCTCTCTGTTCATTTGTCATAACAATAAAAAAGGCGACTATTGTTTAGTCGCCTTAATTAGTTCATAGAAATATTCTTTTGTCATAATGACATATTCTCCAATAGAGCCCATGTTGACTTCTTTATTTACCTGATAGTTATGAAACACTACCAATGGTCTGTCTTTACGAGGGCATCCGGGAATAATGTCTTGATACGAGGGCTTATTCTTAGTACATTTGCATTGCACATAGAATGGTAACGTGTTTGGAATTGTCTCTGCTATATCTATTTTATCAGCATCAAGGTTTTTCGATTCAGAACGAGAGGACTTCAATCCTTCAAATCCAAGTGCCGTTAATTCCTTGATAATCTTTAACTCATAATTGTTACCCTTCCTCTTTGCATACGCTCCTGTGTGTTTCTTCTTTGGTTTCTCTTGTTCTTCTGCCATAATAATTTACTCCTTCTTGGATTAGTTCCAAGGTCTTTTTGTGTCCATACTTTTTGTGAAAATCTGAAATATCCTTAGCACCATAGCTACGAGGTATCATAAGACAGATTAGACCAGTGTCTTTTCTAATTTTTTTCATATTAGAAACACCGGCTAAATCATTATCATATAATACACATATGTGCTCAAATCTACTTTTCAATTCATCAAAAAGAGTTTGCGGAATAAATAAATTCTCAGAGTTAGGCGCTATGGCAGGTATTCCACACGAATAAAAAGTCATTACGTCTTTCAGAGACTTAGTAATAACCAGAACTTTACCCTTTTTAGGTAACTGGTCTAGTCCCTGTATCATTTTAGCAGACCAATTAGAAAGGAATCTATACGACTTTCGTTTAGGAAAATAAATTCTCCATAACTCTAGTCCATCCTTTTTACCTTTATAATAACCATAAATGGGACTTTGTTCGTTGGAAGAAGCAAAATAATTTCCATTTAAAAAAATGGATTTACAAGAATATACCCTAAACTTTTTCAGTATAGGGGGCGTGATACCATAAGAAGCCCACCACTCAAGCTCTTTTTGAGAGAAATCTTGCATCTCAATTTGAATACTGGCTGGCCCAGTTTCCTCAAATTTCTCAGCTCGTTCATTAATTTTGCCTTTGTTCTTTTTAAGATGTGGGGAAGATATTAGTCCGAAATCATTGGCGATGATTTTCAAGGCCTGATGATAAGTACAACTAAATTTCCGCATTACAACGCTAATGAAGTTTCCGTAGAAATCTCCCTTAAAGTCATTAAAGATAACATCGCCCGATTTATTCACATAAAATGAACAAGTTGGGTGGTCATCAATCCTTAGAGGTGATTTAAATAATCCCTTCTTTACAGGAATACCCAAATAGTATTCCATGTAAGTTTCTTGGGAGTATTTAGATAACAAATAGTCTTTTGTGATTGTAGGTTCAATCGTGAATTGCATATTAACATACTATTTTATTGAACCACAAAGATAACAGTTTTAAATCTCAATTCCAAATAACTCTTAATGAGATTAGTAAGAGCTAAGGGATATTAGCTTTTACTTCAAAGAGTTAAAGTCAATAGCATCGACAGATGCAGTATCAGAGGCTGCGTCAGCTGCACTATTCTTTTTCTCAATAGCATCAACGTCAGTCGGCTTCTTAGCCTTTAAATCTTCTTTTCTCTTTAAATCATATTCAGTAAAGAATAAATTTTCTCCAATGAAGTTATCAGAAACGAATACTTCACCTTGTTTGTTAAGAGCCAAGAAATAAGGAAGACGAGGTACGAAATTTCCGTCTTTGTCTGTTGCCCCTATAAGTTTCAAGTTAGTCTCTGTACCAAATTTTGGTTTAAGGATGTTGATGAAATTTTCACAAAGTTCACCGAATGTCTTAAAGGGAATACCCTTTAGTCTTTCGAACTCTTTCGGAGCTATCACAGTTCCTAATTGAGCAATAAAGGACATTGTTCTTTCAAAGTTGCTAGGGCTTTCAACTTCGTGTCCTTCTTTGTTTTGGCGAGTTGGTCTCTTGTCGTCTCCTTCTTTTGGGAAGAAGATGCTTTCTTCATAGTAACCGTCGTTGTTCTCAAATCTCACTTTCAAAATTTCATATACAGCATCAGGGTCTTTCTTTCCCTTTAATGTCTCTACCTTAACGTCTGCGAGCTTAACTCTGTGAATCTCATAAGGTTTCAATCTTGGTTTAGATGTTGATACTGCGGGTGCTGCTGAAAGGTTAAAATTTAATTCCATATTGTAGATTATTTTAATGTAAAGTCGAATTTTGTTATAGTATCTTCTTCTACTGAATCATCTTGTACCATATTTGCAAGTTGAATATCCAATGGAATATCTTCACTTGGCTCTTCATCTACTTCATTTACATCAATCTTATCATCTACTACTTCTGATTCCTCTGGCATACTGTCCCCTATAAGCATGAATAGTCCATCCTTATGTGCATGGGGTATAAGTGTAAATTGGGAACCATATTCACTAAGAGTTTCATTAGCTTTACCTCTACAACTTACAGTTAAAGAGTTAGTTAGCTTATTTCCTCCCTTAGTTCCAAATGCTTCATTAGAACCTATCACAGGCTTTAGAAGCTTTCCGTGCTTTTCGTACTTAATATCGATTCTATCATCAGGATTAACACCAAGTGCTTCTGCAGCGGCTTCATTTAATATATATTTATTGTCTTCAAGAACAATTAAAGGTTCTTTGCTATCTGGAAGTGTAGACTTACCTTTACCCTTTTTAGGAGTTTCAGCTTTAGTCTTCTTTGCATCAGTTTCTCCTTCGTTCAAGATTTCGCGAGACACAGGAGTGTATTCCCCTGTCTCTGGGTCGAAATCGAACACAATCAGCATTTTAATCCTCACCATTATATTCCTTAATACGTTGAATTACCATGTTCAAATCATTATCTATCAATAGTTCATCAAACAATCCCATTGGAGACTTAGCAGTGCAAGTTCCATCCGAGTTAGTCTTGAACATATAACGAGGTTTATTTTCTTCATCCTTCTCGATTGTAGTGAAAAGTACATAAGTGAACAAACCTTCTAGAGTAATAACTGAATCCAACATCTTACCAAGAGTTTTAATCTTTAGATATTGGTTAACTCTATCCCCAATATTTTCACTATGAGTAGATACTACAATATACAAATCATCACGAAGATTCATTGCATTTTTCAGCACTGAATAAGCATGTTGTGCCATTTCAGTAAACTTCTCATATCCCTTCTCTTTAGCTCTATCCATAGCTTCAAACGCCATGAAATACTGGAAGTCATCAATAATAACGTATTTAATCCACGCCATTTTGCTATTGATTAATTTCAACATAGTTGCCACATTATCAACGCTAGTTGTTGTGTAGAAGTTACCCAACTCTTCTGGTGTTTTACCAGCTGTGTTTAAGTTACGATACTTCTTTTTTGCACCAGGAATACCCGGTCTTTTACCTGTTGTTGTGATGATAAAAGTTTCTTCTGGATTTAAATTTCTGATTGAAGTAGTCTTTCCAGAACCAGACTCTCCGCAAATACAAATCATTTCTGCCATTATAGTGTAATAGTTATTTGTAAAGGTTTATTTTCTTTGGCATCTATTTTCTTTGGCTGAATCTCTTCATACTTTTCCTTTACATAGTCGGAAGTTAAATACTTCCCGTAATCATAGATTTCGTCAGATTTTGGCAACTCTTTCCAGAGTCCGCACTTTCCATAGAAAGCAGTTCCTACCTCTATATCCGACTCGCCATAACGATTCTTTAGAACAGTTATGCTTCTAAATCTAGATTGTAATGTTTTTATGTCGTAACCCTTATATTTATTCAGTCTTTCTCTGAACGGATTGAATATAGAAATAATGATTTCACTATCCTGAGCTGGAGAACCACTATCCTTTATATCTGAGATTTGCATATTATCAAATCCGGCTTTCTTTCTGTCCATTGAAGTAGAATCTCTATTCGCCTGCATAATAACTAGCGGACTAATTCCACATCTATTTCTCAAAGTTACCAAATAAGATGAAATTAAATCCATTTCTTCCTTTAGACTTCTTCCTTGAGATTTACGAACAAGACTCAAGTGGTCTATCACTACTAAATGAATCAGGTCTTCGTTGTCTGGCTCATAAATAGTTCTAGTTTCAGTCTCAATAAATTTACCTCTTCCTTCCAGTTCCTTCATTAGGGATGAATACAGAATCTCTGCATTTAAAGCCTTATCGTGAACTGTAATTACCTTTTCAACATCATGTAACCAAGGTAAAGATGCAAGAACTAAATTATAGTGCTCTTCGCTTAATGTATAGCCCTTCTCTTTAGAAAGTAATTCTTTAGTAGATAATTCAACTCCATATTCCTCGAATATGTGCATACATAGTAGTTTAGCAAAGAGTAACTCACTACTCATTTCCAAACTATAATATGTAACTTTGAAGTTGTCGTCATGTAAATGTTCAACCAGTGGTCTGTAAATGTAAGAATACAAAGCTAATGAGGTCTTACCAGAACCAGTTCCACTAAATAACAGAGTGTAAGTTCCCTTAGTTACTCCATCTATTATACTCTCCAACTTGGGCATACCCATACTTAATCCCCAGTTCTTTCCACTTCTTCCTAATGTGATTTGATGTACTAACGAGTTTGTTATCATAAAGACCTAATTGCTGAAAAGTTTATACCATCATAATCTCCACTCATTAATAATTCTATGTCTTTCCATTTTTGCGAAATGACAAACTCACAAATGCCGAAGTTTATAAAGCTAGTATTTTCAAGTGCCCAGTTTAAGCACTCCAACACATGCTCATGTTCGGCTGGATTATGTCTTATAGATTTACCATAAAATCGGAAGAAATCCTCAAGACTGTCAAATTTCTTAGCAATATTACGTAATCCATACGTAACTCCATTAATGTTAGTAAATGCAGGATATGCTTCAAACAGCTCTTTTCCCATTTCAAACGAAGCTCTATAAAAAGTCTTTAAGAAATTAACAGCAAAATCAACCTTTTCAGGATGAAACTGTTCTCCTTTATTGGGAATCTTATAAGACTTCAATATTACTCCCTTATTCTGTAAAGAAACAAGTGTATCTCTCAAAGGACCTCTCATTTCTTCTGGAATTGCTAAAAATCTAAATACATATTCAGGGTTATATTCTTCTTTCGCAAGAAGTAAAATTCTAATTGTAAATAGCTCATTCGGAGAGATTTGATACTTCTCCAAAATTGCTAGCTCATTGTCTATTGTTAAACTTAATTTATCCAAACAGTTAAAAATTAAATAGTAAAATATTAATCTCTAACTGTAATCACTTTAATCTCCTCTCAGAGCGTTATCAATTACATACGGTTCTAAAAACTCTTCCAAAAGTTTGTCTACTCGGTTTTCTATAGCTACTGGGCTATATATCTTATCGTTAACCTCGAAAAAGTCCATCTCTTCTGTTGCGTCCAAAATTCTAGCCAACAACAGTAATTCTACTTGTTTCTCTAATATCATTTCGAATTGGATTACAAAGATAATAAAAATAATCGACATTTCCAAACCTAAGTGAGATTTAGGCAATTTTAACCTAAATCACTTGGTCGGTCCTTTCCATGTCTCTAAAAAGAATTCTAGGTTTCTCTGACATTCGGCAGGGTCTTTATATGTATATTTGCTATCCCAGCATTGATACCCACAGTTTAATGTCCAAGCCCATCCCCATAAGTCAGCTTCCTCATCGTACCAATAGTTCATTGATACGTCATAGTTTTTTCCTGCTTCCTGTATTGTCATATTATATTAAATATGTTGTCTATTGCCTTTTTGACAACCGCATTATTACAAATATCATATTTCTCACTCCAATTTGATTTTCTGTAGTAAGAAAATATCTGACTAGAGGTTAACTGTGTTGTTTTAATATGGGAATACTTAGAAAGTTTATTTATAAACAATTTACTAGGCATTATTTGCAAACAATAGTGCTTTCCCGAAACTCCGTCTATCGGACCATCATCTTGTATAATAAAACGATATTCAATATCATAAGCCTCTAACCACTCTGCTATCAAGTAAGCAAAATAACAGCAACCTCCAGAATTCATACTATATCTCCTATCTAGCTCGGATGCTAGATAGTTTAACTTTTTAATCAGAAATTCCATATGTTAATCATAGTATCCACTCATCCAACGTTGTCTTTCTATATACTGTTTAGCAGTTTTAGACACTGGAGCATTATACCAGTTTTTTAACTTCTTCATTTCGTTATCATAATCGCTTGACATAATTTTGTATTTTTAAATAAGTTAGTAAAATATCTCAATACCTAAACATGAAGGTCATTGGCTTTTTCTTTATCTCTTCAAAAGGTTCTCTTTTCAATACGTGCATTAATTGTTCTTCGTCTAAAGTTACATACTTTTTATTGGCATGTGACTTATTAAACCACTCTTCTTCAACAGTTCCTCTTACCACAAAGGTAAATATTTCTGCGCGCTTGTTCGGAGCAAACCTAACTACTCTTCCAGTTCTTTGTATCATTTTGGTAGGACTTGAATCCATTCCTAGAATTATAGCTACAGATAATCCAGAAACATCCATTCCCTCATCTGCTTTTTTAACGGTATTTAATACCCCAGTATCCATTTTACTGAACTCTTCAAGAGTTATTCTGCTTTTCTTTTTTGAATCTTTTCCAGTATAAACAGACCCTCGTTTTATTTTTTCTGCAATTTTAGTAGTTGCAGAAAATGTGACTATTTTACAATCCTGCCTGTAATCACAAATTAATTGAGTAAGTCTGATTTTATCTGGGTGATTATAAATGAATTGTTTTCTTTGCTGCATAGTTCTTGCAAAACCAACAGCATGAAATGTGATATCCTTTAGAACTTCAGACTTTATTTTCCCATCCTTTATCTTGTCTCTTTCACATATAAAGTCTCTATAAGCCATTCTATATTTATAGCCCTCTTTACCAATCATTTGCATGGCTAAAGAGAAGTTATAATCAAAGTAAGAGAAGTGTTCAGTAAACTCTCTATTATATTTCTGGTACTCGGAGATGTCTGCATCAATATACACTTTATATTCAACATAATCAGAAACCCATCCATTCTGAAGAGCTTCTTCAAGAGAAATAGTATCAATAATTGGACAATATTTCTCAATAATTTTATGTCTTCCATCAAGTCTCTCAAGTGTTGCGGTTAAGCCTAGTATCATTCGATACTTGACTCTTTCAAATACTTCACTAAATGTATCAGCTCCCATTCTATGAATTTCATCAATTATAAGTATATCGCAAGTCCATTCGTGTTTAACGACGGTATTGATTACTACAACCTCTGCGTTCATAAAGATTCCATGTTTAGTAAGTTGCATAATCCATTGCTCTTTAAGCAAGTCTGTCGGGACTACAACCAATATTCTAAACTGTGGGTATTTATTCAATACACTCTTTGCACATTTAATGGCAGTATAAGTTTTGCCTACACCAGTACCATATTCTAAAGTTCCTCTACATTTATTATCAATCCATTTAATTCTACCTTCTTCCTGTCTTTCATCACGAGTTGGCGGTGTAAATAAATCCAAAATTAGATTATAGATGCTAATATTACATAATTATCTACAGGAATAGTAGAAAGTTTCCCCAAAATTAATGAAACTTTAAAGAGAAACAACTCAATTTTAGAGAGTGTATCCATGATATTCAGCAACCTTTTCGATTTGCTCCATTCTAGTTTCCCACTGCTCGATATGATACTTCACTTCTTCTTCAAGTAAGAACAATACTTTATCTCTCAAAGTAGTCAGTTGTTCGGTAGTTAAATCGAAATACTTCTTACTCTTCAAGTTAATCATTGCTCTCAATTGTCCATATGTCAATCCTCTCGAATTTACATATAGTTTAGCAGTAGATTTTAAATTGAGACGTTCCCTTACTACTTCTAATCTGTCTCTGATATTACCGTTCTCGTCCTTTTCAGTCAAGTCTTTCATTTCCTGTGGAGTGAACCATAATCCCTGTTTCAGAATAAAGGTAAGGGTTATATGTTGTTTGTTAAATTTACCTAGTGCATCTAGGCATCCATCCAATACTAGCTCGATAGGTATGCTTGCAAATTCCAACGGGATTCCGTTTGTAAGGGTAGAGATAGGATATTCTTTTAGTTTATCCTTAGTAAGTTGTTCCTTGTTGGCTTCAATGACTTTACTCAAATCATTTCTATACAAGAATCTCGGATAACGCTTTCTGTCTTCTGTTTCTTTCTCAAGATAACGAAGATAAAGCTCAGTGTTACATTTGTCTCTCTGTTCCTTAATAATATCTAACAATACATATCTTCCCGGATGTGCTTTGTCAGTGTTATATAACATAGATTTACAGTGTTGATAAAAACTTCTCAACTGTTCTTCTGTACAGTCAACCAGACGATATTCTGATTGAACTTTTTCTCCACCAAACTCTTCTTTAGCACCTTTCCAAATGAAAGATTTAATATTATTATCCTTTGCTGCAAGCGCTTCTTCTAGCTTTTCTTTAACTATCATAACTTTTATAAACTTTTACTATTCTTAATTTTTCATCATCTCTTTGTTTTAAAAGTTATCTATTGTGTTCTTAGCCGTTACATATACATAACATACTCTTTCTTTTCTTCTGGTTTAGGTATAAACTTAATAAATTGTATGTTATTATAATTATAGGGAATCATTTTACTCCCATCGAACCATGTATCAATTCCGGCTCTAATCTCTTTATATTCTAGAAAGCCTACTTCTCCCAGACGTAGTGAGCGGTGTTCCCAATTCGGGAACTGCACACACATAAGATACTCTTTACTTTCTAAATCCTGAAATACATACGTGACATATTGCTCGGGGTCAGTACTACTCGCAACCAGTTTCGCAAGTATTGTTATCATCCTCTATGATGTAGTCACGAATAAGGTCTTCCTTATCTGTTTCCGTGTCTTCATCTGTGGGGATTGCACAATACTCAATCCAGTCTTCCATGTAGCTATCAAACACCTCATTGGCATATGCTACCAATTCCGGGTCTTCATCGTCTCTATCCCAACCAAGTTCTCTATGAGCTTCTTCCATTGCATCGGCATAGGTACCTAAGCCATTAGCTCCCTCGTAGGAATCATATTCCTCACAAGCTGCTGCCCATGCTTCATGTTCTGCATCTTCATGAGATTCAAATAGGCCCGTATACTGATACTTTTTACCACCAAAGCCCCCGCCGAGTCCGGCGTATATGTTATATTCTTTCATTTTACTTCTGTCAATTTCTTTTACTGCCATAATACATTATATTCAGGAATTTCAATTCCAAGTTCCGTACACTTGTTATATTGAGCTTGCGAGATTCTACCTCTATAATCGGGCACTCCATTCATTACACGAATCCAGCCAGCCGCTTCCATTTCTGACACCGTTTTCTTGAAGTAATAATAGGCAAGGTCATCATGTTGCATCCATTCACAAGGATATGTATGCCCTTCTCTATCAATCCACCCATTATTTCTCCACTCCTTACCATGAGGGTCAAGAT